CAAGGTGCGAATGGTGCGCAAGGTGCACAAGGTGACACAGGCGCACAAGGAGCACAAGGCGCCCAAGGCGACACAGGCGCACAGGGCGCACAAGGCGCACAAGGTGCGAATGGTGCACAAGGCGCGGAAGGCGCACAAGGCGCAGAAGGCGCACAAGGCGCCCAAGGCGCCCAAGGACCGTTACCAAATCTTACAGATTATAATGGTAATACAGCAGGAGAAGCTTTCACAGTTCAATATGACACAGTTGTTGGCGTTTGGTTTTACGATTCATCAGGTAAAACCTTCGTCATCGACCATCCCTCAAAACCCGATAACTTACTCGTCCACGCCTGTATTGAAGGACCCGAGGTTGCCGTATATTACCGCGGTTCCTCCGCAATTCCCGAAGGCGCAACACACACAATTATAACTTTACCAGATTACGCAAGTGAGATTGCTACGAACTTCACAGTAAGTGTTACACCTATTTTCACTGGTACTATGCGCACATTAAACTGCAGCCGCGTCACAAATAATTCGTTTGTAGTCTATGGCGAACCCGGTGAATTTGATTGGATTGTATATGGAAAACGCGGAAATCTTGTTGTGGAACCTCTCAAATCTGCAGTCCGAGTGAATGGCGACGGACCTTACAAATGGATTGGTTAGATTATAGCTAAAGGGGGATATCTCCCCACTTCGCGCGATTACGAAGTTACGCAGCGCTACGCAGTGCAAATGAAATTCATGAATACAGATTCGTATAATGGATATATTATAAACAAAAATTACATTTCTGTTTATGATACTAACTGTATATAGAGTAATAATTGGAGCTATCCAGCCTTTGCTCAAAATATGACTTTATTAACCTTTTGCCATTCAAATGGCAAAAGGTTGGCTATAGGTTGGATAGCTACAATTAATACTGTAAGAAATAACAATAAAATTAGTATTAAAATCGCCACAATTTAGAATGAAAAATGGTGTTACAATTACTATAATAAACAGAAATGTAATGTATGTTTATGCTATGGGGATTAGGGCTGGATAGCTCCAATTATTACTATATGAATAATTAGTATCATAAACAGAAATGTAATTTATGTTTATAATATATCAATTATACTAATCTGTATTCATGAATTTCATTGGCACTGTGTAGTGGGGTTACGAAAGGGGGAGATATCCCCCTTTAATGGGGATATCTTTCCCTCAATTACAACGAACGCATCTCAATTACCCAGCGCTTCACCATCGTTTCATAACGGCTTATCTGAACCATTGGCTCACCCTTATACGGAATACGAAGCATCTCTTCACCGTTCGCTTTTACGATAATATGCGTTGCGTCATGTTCCATATGAATAGTAGAATCAATAATTGTATTAGCAACTCTACTGACGATGAGACTATCTGGGACAGTATCCATACTTGCTTCTGTACCTGTAGTAACGGGAGATGGAAAACCAGAACCAGAACCAGAACCAGAACCAGAACCAGAACCAGACCCAGAACCACTCATATAGTTAAGGACATTTCCTTCACCAATCGTAGCGACTACAGGCACTTTCTTCGGTTTGCTGATTTTGAGAATATGATCCGTAAGTTCATCAAGATTCCATGGTGTCGTCTTACCGTCTTTGGTAATTGGATTATGACTTCCATTGAGCGTGCAGTTCGTGTATTGACGGATAACAATACCAAATATACTAAACAGAAAGTGGTGAATCATATTATCGCATTTGTCAAAGTTCGTATTGTGTTTATTGGATTGGAGCCCGAGAATTTCCGCAATCATTAATTTATCGCCATCCGCCTCAATAACGCAGCGCGGGTGACCACTATTGCGCGCTGCGCCCCAACCATAGTCTTCCTGCTTTCCATTTCGCCAATACGGTTTACCAAGAATACGATGCACAAAGTTAAATAGAACACCACGAATATCATCAACACCCGCAATATCGGACCCATCAGGATTCCTATCACCTTTTTTCGTACAATTGAGAACTGCGTTGATTTGTTCCTCGGCTTCCTTTTCACTAATTGCATTAGTCAAACCGTGAAGTGTAAGAAGCACAGGTTCATCGTCTAACCATTCATCCGGTTGCGATTTGACAATGACTGGATATTTTCGTCGGTAATCTCCATCGTACCACATATAGAGCGTTCGCTCATCATCACAGTCCATATTTTTAAATATCAATTTACCAATGAGCTTCTTTGTTTTCAAGGATTTTTTGAGAATCAACCTGGACGCAAGCACCTTAAATCGGTCCCTATCGCCAAGTGGGTCAATTGCGGTCGTAGTATCCGCGATGACTAAAACGCCTTCACTCGTTTCCAACCAGATTATTTTACCAAGTGTGAGACTTTTATAATAATACATACGCTCATTGGCAATAACGTTTGTATATTTCAAATCCGGTATATCTGAACCAGAACGCAGTTTTATGATATGAAGCATATAGGACGACGTCGTGTTATCAATAATTCCCTCTAGCACTGCTTTCATACGTTCCGACTTTACGGTCTCTGCGAGTTTGATTAGCAGCGCTTCGTTACTACGCAAACGTTCGCCTTTCATGTGTTTCATATACTCTGTAATATTCGCATTACGCAAATTCTCGGAACTAGCGTCAATATGCGCACTAAAGTCACCCGCTGTGAAGGAAAGCGACTGAAATTTACTGTCATGGACTGATTCCGAATATACGGACTCTGGATTGTGAAACGCAATAGCGGCAGTGTGACCGTGATTGAACAGACCACATGTATTTTCGCCCGTTTTTCGGGGCATTGCCCGCGCGAGACCGTAAATGTGGGGCAGTTCGACACAGCCTTCGCCATTATCAACTTGTACAATAAAGATTCCGCTTATATCGCCCTCGAGTTTAGCGATTTTCGTAAACGAATACGTTGCTTTGGCATCAAATGAGTTATCTTTAAATTCCGTATCGCTTTTTCCTATTGTAAGACCGCCTGCCTTTCCACGGAGTTTGTTGTACGTTGCTGAAAAGGGTTGTCCTTCTTGTGCCATCCCGTTCGTATTATTAAACTAACCCGCGCCGGCTTTAAATGCTTTCCTTGAGAACGAAGATGCCCCCGCGGGTCAATTTTTTGACGCAAGCACGCAAGCAAGCACGCACGCAACCTATTCAAAAATTGATACATCCTATCGAAACGTCAAACAGCACAAAGAATGAGCACAAGCGTCAGCCGACTCAATTACATTGGGTCAAAATTCCAATTATTAGATTGGATAACGACCGCAATCAAAGAAACAACACAATGGACATCGTTTGAAAATAAACGTATCGCAGATTTATTTGCGGGAACAGGAATTGTATCGCACGCATTTCGCCAACATAACGCGATTGTGCTCTCCAATGACGCAGAATTATACAGTTATACAATTACATACGCTTTTACACGCTCTGTATATACAGAGGCGTGTAAAAACTTCATTACAACCATACGCGCAGAAATGCAAGACGGAAAGCATAAAGCAACTGTAGGATACATAACAACCCATTACAGTCCTTTCAACGCGAGTATTCGTAAATTCTTCACAATTGATAATGCTAGGGTGATTGATTATATTCGTGCGCGTATTGAAGATGTGAAGAAGGATATCACAAACGACGACTATCATTTCGTACTTGCATCGCTCTTATTGAGCGCCGACGCGGTCAGCAATGTACCAGCGGTGTATGGTTGCTTCCTACACGATTTCAAAAACAAAGCAAAGAAACAACTTGTATTTGCGCCCATTCATCAAATTACAACACAATGTCAAAAAGACTCAACAACATTTTACGACAATGTTCTATCACCGAATCTATTATCGGCAATTCAGGCGGACGCCGTCTATCTTGACCCACCCTACAACGAACGACAATATTCTAAAAATTATTTCCCGCTGAATATGATTGCGAAGACACCGCAGCAACTAACAAGACAAGAACCACTCAAGGGGAAAACAGGAATACCGACGGATTGTTTTCTATCACCGTTTTGTAAAAAAGGCGACGCAGTTGAAAACGCATTTGATACAGTGGTTCGCAGTCTCAAAACACGCTGGATATTTCTCTCGTACAATAGCGAAAGTCTAGTGACGAAGGAACGAATGTTGGAAATCCTGGGTCACCACGGAACGTGTTCGGTCATTGAACGCGATTATAAGCGGTTCAAATCCTATGAATACAACGAAGATAAAGAGATTAAGGAGTATCTGTTTTGTTTGGATAAAAATCCGGCACGCATTGATGAACGCGCGCATAAAAAACAAATGGGGCAATATTTCACTATTTCAGAGACATTACAAGCGTTTGTATTTGAGAAAGTCAAACACAAAGGTGCGCGTCTTTTGGAACCGTCCTTTGGCGCTGGACATCTGACCAAACGATTCAAAGATGCTGATACAAATTATCCGATGACGTGTTACGAATTGGATAGTACAATACAACCCGTAATTGATGTGAATGAATATCAGACCCTAATCTATGGTGATTTTACGAAACAGACGATAACACAACGATTTAAGACGATTGTAGGAAACCCACCGTACGTAAAACGTAAAACGGGCAATCTGTACATCGAATTTGTTCAACGTTGTTACGATGTACTGGATATAGACGGCGAACTCATATTTATTGTACCATCGGATTTCATCAAAGTTACAAGTGCTTCCAAACTCATTGATACTATGACGAAACACGGGGCATTTACGGATTTCTTATTCCCTCACGATGAAACGTTATTTACGGACGCAAGTATTGATGTAGTGGTATTCCGTTATGAAAAGGGAAGTACAACAAAACGATCTATGGTCAATGGGAAGGATATGTTTTGTAATATCCATAACGGAATTATAACATTTAGTGAATCAGAACTTGTTGGTGAGCCCCTTGCGAATGTATTTAATGTGTATGTCGGTCTTGTTTCGGGGAGAGATGAAATCTACAATGTTCCGTTTGGAAATATGGATATCTTGAATGATAAAGGGCGTGCAGATAAATATATCTTTACGGAAACATTTCCAACCGAGAACACCGCAATCAATAACCATTTATTGGCGCATAAAGCCCAACTTCTTGAACGCGGAATTAAAAGGTTTTCGGACGCGAATTGGTTTGAGTGGGGTGCGCCGCGCAATATTAAAAACATACGTGCATTTTGGGGAAATCCGTGTATTTATGTACGAAATGTAACGCGAAGCAAAGAGATCGCATTTATAGACACAGTACAGTATTTTGGTGGGGGTCTGTTGTGCATAATTCCAAAAAATACAAACACAATGACTGTAGAAACGTTGAAGTGTATCGTGGGCTATCTGAATAGCGAAGATTTTCAGAAGGATTATCTCTACGCTGGGCGTTTTAAGATTGGTCAAAAGCAGTTATGTAACGTAAGGGGGATATCTCCCCTTTTGCGCGATTACGATGTTACTTAGTGCGCAGCGCAGCGCAGCGAAGCGCCTTCTACTACACAATGTCATGAATACAGATTCATATTATAGACATATTATAAACAAGAATTAAATTTCGGATTATAATACTAATGGGTTAATTGTAAAGTTTCGTTGTAAGAATTCAGTATTTTTAAGTTTTATGATTCTAATGAATCATACAAAACTCAAAATCCAAAATCCAAAATCCTTTACAGGAAAACTATAATTTTCATATAGTATAAATTGAAGTTATGCAACCCTAATTTAGCCGCAATAGGTTTGTTAGTTTCCTTGCGCAACTACGAAAGTGTCTCAAAGTAAGGCTATTTATCCATAATCAGGTCCCAAGAAAGAACTCAACGTAATGTATTTTGTTTCGCCAGATTCTACAGTTGTAATAGTTAACGGCGTCTTAAATATCCAAGTCGTGCGAAAGTTATTAGTCTCGTTACCAGTTACGTAATTATCACTGGAAGGCGGAACGCTAGATATTCCAAAGCATTCGTCCGTAGACAATTCATCGACACTTGTCGATTGAATTTTAGTCATGACCGCAGGCACTTGTATGCCTACTGACGAACCAGCATCAATTGTTGAGCTTCTCCATGCCTTTATGTAGCGAATGAAATTAGGACCTAGGGACTTCACTAATCCACTACCACCCATTAATCTCAGTAAACGCGTAGCTACATTGTCGCCAATTCCTGGTTGATTTCCTGTGTCATCAATCATATTCGCTTCAAAATTATCTATAAGCGCAATATCTAACACACCATTGGCATATGTGAACGGAAATGGCATATATCCAAGTTCACTATCATCGTAAAATGGTCCTGAAAATCCGTTGAATTATAAAGGCGTATCTTTAGTCACTCCAATAGAACGTAAAACGGAGGACATGTTTGTATATAAGATATAAAGATTTTTTTTGGGCATTCGGGATATTTATTCGTGAATTTTGCCATGGGCACATACACACAGAAAATTACGTTTTGTCTCTGGAATTATGGGGAAAGATATCACTTTATTATTGGGGGCGAGTTGTAAAAAAAACATAAAACCTAGATAAAATGAACCCATCTATTCCTGCCGGTGCTCATCCATATTTAATAACCGAAGTGTTAGATGGGGTTGAATATATGGGTTATTACAATCGGGAACAAAACAATATTGGGCATAGAGGTGTAGCAGAACATGCTGTATCTGCTTTTGGTATGCATTATGTAGCATTGCGGAATCCTCCTTTGTATCGTTATGGATTCGCACTACAACATTACGGCAACCGATTCCGATTTTATAATATTTTACATTTTTTACAGGGTGAAGAACTTGTGACGTATTACCAAAATCCCGCAAACGCGGCTACAATCAATGCTCTTAACGATGTTGAACGTGCGGTCATACAGCAAAAACTCGGAGCGTATGCCGCACAAAGACGCATGTTAGCGGGAGCCGCATATGTAAGAGGTGCTGTAGGTGGTTTCCGTCGTTCCCGAACTAATTCTCGTAAATCGTTTCGTAAGAATAAAAAACGCCAAAGTCGTAAATAGGGATTCGCTATTAAGGGGGGATATCTCCCCCTTCGCGCGATTACGAAGTTACGTAGTGCGCAGTGCCAAGGAAACTGATAAAACTAGATTAGTATCATAAACACATTATAAACATAAATTACATTTCTGTTTACAATACTAATTTGTCATATAGTATAAATTGGAACTATCCGACCCTATTCGCTATTACGCGCGATGTTTGCGTGAACGATTCAGGCGGTTCTGTTTGCGTCTAGAGATATTACGACGACGTTTTCCCGCAGGCGTGTGTTGAACCGCGCGGTAGCCAGGGGGTGCACCATGTGGGTTCCAAACGGGATTGTGTATGTATGCCGATCCAGGGGCTTGATAACCGGCTCCTGGCGCAAATCCAGCCGGAAAATGAGGAAGTCCACGCGTTAGACCAGGGGTGTAAGACCCATAAGAATGTGTTGGGCGACCGGATGTTGTGAATGTACCAGCGCCAGCGCCAGAACCAGAACCAGAACCAGGAGCAGCCATTTGTTTATAATTAGGGTCACTTAAAAAACATTATAAGCAAATATCTGTTGAGAATGTCCGCGACAGTTTCGGGTGGTGGTTCTGGTTCTGGTTCTGGTTCTGGTTCTGGTTCTGGTTCTGGTTCTGGTTCTGGTTCTGGTTCTGGTTCTGGTTCTGGTTCTGGTTCTGGTTCTGGTTCTGGTTCTGGTTCTGGTTCTGCATATCTCCTTTAATTGTCGTATTATAAACATAAATTACATTTCTGCTTATAAAACTCTTTCATATAGAAAAATTGGAGTTCCTAGCACCATGTCACCCTAATTTTAACGTCTTGACTTTCTTGTTTTTGTTTTTCTTGAACGACTCTTTCTTCTACGACTGCGTTTGGAACTAGAACCAGCCGTTCCTGTAATAGCAGTCGCAGCCGTTCCTGTACCACGAAACATATCACCGAATCCAACCTCCTCGTGTATCTTTTTCACAATCGTATCCATGTCTGTATTGAGTACAAAATAGCGCGATGAAAAAATCAACAGAACTGTGTTTGTGTAATGCGACGCACCAATTTTCATAATCACGTGAGTAATTTCGGGATGTTCAACAATGTAGCGCTCAAGAATTTCCATAAAGCGCGCATCATTAAGTTCGCGAATTGTCGCCCGTGCTCTTTCCATAGGACGTTCGCGACCCGCCATATCACCACCCGCTCTTATAGCACCTACAATCTCCTTTAAAATATCCTTATTCCGGCAATCTTTTTCATCCAGAATTTCCAACAATCTCGACAATGCACGATTTATGTGCTCATTCAATACAGCTTCGCTCGTATTGCCATCGTGTAAATCGCCGAAGGCTGCGCTTAATTCGCGGCATACAACATCCTCTACGGGTACGAATTTCTGCCCTTCGTACATTTGTGTATAGACTAATTCAATGTAGTTTTTGGGCGGCGCATGCCCTTCAATACCTTGAAATCCTTTGTAGGTTTTGACTTCCTGTCCTGCTTTCACTACCGACATAGCCTGGCTTAGATTTGCATTGATAATTGTAATAACGGTCAAAACGAATTTCACGCATTCAATGTAGGCAACATCGGGACTCTCAGGACTCCATTCGTGGATGTGTACAAATCCGGACTTAGGGTGGTACAGTGCTTTGAAAAACCATAAATCGCTTTCTGCTACGCCTTTCCCTTCCGATGCATTGAGAATCCGTTTAATATCGGGTTGTTTCGTAAGTACAACACCTTTCACGTAAGGAATTAGGAATTTCAGAATCTCTTCACCCGCTTTGGTATGAAATGCGGGTATCAACGCAATTTCAACGCGCCGTCCGGCGGATGCCATATCTAACATAGGGAAGATATTACCTTAGTAAAGAAATGTGCACTGGAAAAAATTGAACACTGCTTCCGCACAAATCGTAATTTGCCGCTTTCTTTCTTTCTTTCCTTCTTTTCTTTCCTTCTTTCCTTCCCTTCTTGCCTTTCGCTACTTTCTTTGCGTTTCCTACTTTCCTTCAAACACCAAATGGAGACCCTTCCTTTCGTACCGACATATTCGCACCTCCGTCACATTGCCGAGATAACCTTCAACGGTAAGTCCGGCATGTCGGTCTTCTACAATTTCATCACGGACACAATCAACATACACGCGAAGGCTCCCTTCAGCCTACCGCGCAATGAAGTCGTTGTAGCCCGCACGCCCGAGGCGGAAGCGTACATCGCAGAGAACCACGACTTCGTCACGTATGTCTATACAAACCAAGACGGGCGGGAGGTCGCCATGCTAGAGTTTCCCCGTGGCGACCAGTGGTTTGCGTGTGAAACGCAGACCTATATCATGGACGCAGTCGCAACGCTTCTAGGTCTTCCGTCTATGCAGCTACTGACGGAGAACGTCTGCTTGCGCGACGGAGACGCAAAGAATGATGCGCCAGAACTCATTTACGGCAAATCGTGGTACGAAGCCGTCTATTTTACGGCTTGGTGGAAGCTGGCGAGCAACGGTCATAAGGGACAGCTTCACTTCAACGTCGTAGAGAACCGCCAGATTATGAGCGAATCGAGTCGCACCGCGTACTGCGTCCTACTCGCAGCGAACGGCGGAAAGATGTCGAACGTAAGTAATCCTAAGGATATGGCTGCGCTGCGCGACTTAATGCAAAAGTACAACATTGAGCGCTTGGAGCGCGAACTGGACGAGCATAGCCGTGAGATGACATCGAAGCGGGAACTCTTGACGGAGTTGCGGCGCTTGGAGGAGATGAAAGCGAAAGCGACTGCTACTGTGGTAAAGAGCGACGCCGCGTAATGAACTGAATAGATAATGTAAGAAATGTAGAAAACCAAAAAACCAAAAAACCAAAAAAACAAAAAACCAAAAAACCAAAAAACCAAAAAACCAAAAAAACAAAAAACCATTTTTCAATTTCGCCCATAAAAATTGATACTCCCGATCACATCCCACCAATTCGTTAAATCCCGAACAAGAGTAGAATGCCAGCCTTCACGTGCGAACGGTGCCAAAAAGTCTTCAAACAAAAAGGTCATTATGATTCACACGCGGCTAGGAAACGTCCCTGTAAAACCAATGAAGCCCTTGAGAAAGTCAATATCGCAAAGGTCATTGAAAACTTTACGGCAATGAATATTATTACAATGAATCCTACGACATCTGATGTAAAAACAGGAACCAAAGACATCGTGAAACCGTTTATGAAATGGGTCGGTGGAAAAACCCAAATTATCCACGACGTTCTATCCTTGTTTCCGCCCACAATAGACGATTACTACGAGCCATTTCTCGGAGGTGGTAGTGTTCTTCTCGCATTGCTAACACATATACATAACGGAACAATTACCCTGAAAGGCAAGATTGTTGCCAGTGATTTGAATGCGAAACTCATTGCGTTATACAAGGTTATTCAGGCGGAACCGGAACAATTTATTACGGAAGTTACGAAACTTACGGTGGAGTTCTCGAAATGTAAAGAGAAGGCAAACGATACGAAGGCGAATCGTGTAGCCACAACTCTAGAGGAAGCCCTAACGTCACCTGAAGCCTATTATTTCTGGATTCGGTCGCGTTATAATGCTCTCACAGATGACGAAAAACTCACTGTACCCGCCTCCGCAATGTTACTCTTTATGAATAAAACGGGATTCCGTGGTGTCTATCGCGAGGGACCGCACGGATACAATGTGCCGTTTGGAAATTATAGCAATCCGGCGGTCCTAGACCCCGCGCATATTCGGGAAGTCTCCGCGCTTATCAAAGATGTTGTATTTCGTGTAGCCGGGTTCAAGGACGCACTCGCTCCCCTAAAAACGGGCGATTTTGTGTATATGGACCCTCCGTACGCGCCTGAAGATGCAAAATCCTTTGTCGGCTATACAGCCGATGGATTTGATGAGGAGAAACATAAGGAACTTTTCTCCTGCTGCGCTACCCTAACGACAAAAAACGTCAAGTTCCTAATGAGTAATGCGTCCGTGAAACTCGTTACGGATGCGTTTCCAGCACCGGCATACACGACACGCATCATAAATTGTAGGAGGTCAATAAATTCCACGAATCCGGAGGCGCGTACGAATGAGGTGCTCATTACGAATCCGTGAATTTATACGCATAATGCGCTTCCAAGCGAATACTATCCATTCTGTCATATTCCGGAAACGAATACTTCCAGATATGTATTATTCCTTTGAAATTGTGAATAAAGAGTGGAATTATCTCTTTTTTGGTTCCAATAAGTTCATAAATAGTACGGTACGGAAAGTAGAGTTGGCGCATATTAAATGAGTTTATAGGCTTTGTAGCGCTTTTTCCTTCAATTATGATGACTTTATGCGCAGATTCAAAACACGAATCCGCTTCATATTGAACACCGGAAATAGTAAACGTTTTATCGCCAAGTTTCATTGCGAAGTTACAACGATGCCGACCATTGAGGAGCGGACCGTGTGTAATTGGTTCGCCTAGGATTTCGGGTCGTTCGAATACACCACTGTAACGAAGATTATCTATAACGGATGTTTCACTCGTTCCGATTTTAAGGATTTCAGAGGATGTATCTGTTGAGATTGTTTGAATTTCTGTACACATAGAATAATCCAGAGTTTTGTAAATTGGTGTTTTTTGTAAAAGATACGTCCCATTTTTGATAGGAAGCATATATAGTTCATTGGTTTTGAAAACATTAGGTCGCTCTTCATCGCTAGATTGGTATGCTAGAAGTCGTGGCTCAAATTGACATTTTTTATCACCTTTCCACGATGATTTAGCACTCTTTATCTCGTCTGCTGTAATTATGAGCGTTTCATCAGTACTTAGTTTGAACATATTGAGGATGTGCTCCCAGGGTTCTTGTGCTACTTCATTTGTAGTAAGTTGCGTGAGTGAATTTGCGAGTTCATCCATTTTAGTTACGTTGTTTTGTACTATTTTCAATTCATTTTTTCCAACTGAGGGGTTCTCACACTTTTCGGCACATTTATCCCATGACTATGGTGGCGGCATGTACAGGGAACTATACATTCAGCCGCCATAATTTTACTGTGATTTGATATAGTATAAATTGGAGCTATCCAACCCAATTCGACTAGACCAATAGCACCGGTCTATGCGACACGAATTATAAATTGTAGGAGGTCAATAAATTCCATGAATCCGGAGGCACGCACGAATGAGGTGCTGATTAGGGTGGGTAGCTCCAATTATTACTACATGAACGATTATTGTAAGCAGAAATGTAATTTCTGTTTACACCGTTTTTCTTGAAATCGCCACAAATTTGCCACCCTATGGGTAGTAAATATCGGCGTTTGAAATGAAAAATGGTGTAAAATGGCAAAAAGAAAACGTAACACATGATATAAACAATGTCTATTTCGCGTGCCTTCGCCCAACGGAACACGAATGTTACTACCCTTGTCCCGGTTTATGATGCACAACAATTTGGTGTATTAACAATTGACCCTCGTAGTTGCTCTATGTTCAATATTGATTTGTCTAATGCTACTTTTCTGGAAAACCGAACTGTCAAATATGCGACAAATGAAGAGTTTGTTGAGACTACAACCGCAAATGTGTATTATTTCTATATTGACGCATATGACTCAAACGCGTGGAGGGAATTGGCAATGGCGTACCCGGGTTTGGAGTTTACGTTGAATTTTAACGTGGACTGGACCGTTGATCAAACTAACTACTTTATATCTTTATACTACGATGATACAAGTTGCAACATATTGTCGCCTTACAAAGCACTCAATCATTACAAGCATGTTTCTGTAACAATGAAGAGCAATGGCGATCGTTTTACTGTGACTGGCTCAGGACCACAAGCCTGGTCTCATGGAAGTTACGAGTGTTGGTAATATTAATAAAGGATTAAGGGTGATATCTCCCCTTTTGCGCGATTACGAAGTTACGTAGTGCGCAGTAAAGGGGGATATCTCCCCCTTTCATAACCCCCTTTTATGAAATCCACGAATACAGATTAGCATAATTGATACATTATAAACATAAATTACATTTCTGTTTATGATACTACTTAATCATATAGTATTAATTTGAGCTATCTAGCCCTAATATCATTAACATTGTATAAACATAAATTACATTTCTGTTTATAATACTATATGAAACATTAGTATTATAAACAGAAATGTAATTCTTGTTTATAATACTAATTTTTCATATAGTATAAATTGGAGCTATCCAACCCTACTGCGAACTACGTAACTACGTAATCGCGCAAAAGGGGGAGATATCCCCCTTTCATCCAGCCCTATAAAGGATTCAACAGTAAGGTTGGATAGCTCCAATAAATTCAACAGTGTTTTACACTAAAGGGCAGATTTCATTTATTGGAGCTATCCAACCCTACTGTAAATTGATTCAAAAAATCATTTTACAGTACTATACGCGTTTGCGGCAAATGGATTTCCCGATATTCTTCATACATAGAAATGATGAATGACGAGCTGCGTATAAGTGTATTACATTTACTACGTATTTATTTCAATAAAGACGGAATACCAGATCCACTCGATGACGAAAAGGAGCTCTTGATTCCTCACAATTATATTGAAATGATTACGGATATAATTATTGTTACTTCGGATACGTATCGTTATAACGATTTATGGGAATCGACGGTCGCAGGCGCAAAAGCCATTCTTCGGCACCCATCGATAAAGTATAAATTACCGGACTCATTACTCACAATGATTGCGTTACGACACGATAATACAATAGACATGAGCGGAAATACGATTCGCGATATTGCGAATGATATTCTTCAATCTGCACAGCAAAATGGGTTGTTTTGGGAAAAGAAACGTGAAGGCGCATTACGACACGGGTATGTTCATCCGCAGCGTATGCCTCGCGACCAATCCCAAAACGAATACACAATGGGACAAGAAGGATGGGTGCCCGCAACGATACAGTATCAGGAACTTATTGTACATAGGAATTCGTTTCAAATGTATGATTGGGGTGGGAGACAACGAGAACGCGACTACCGTTTAGACATATCCTTATTTGGGCACAGTAACAATGTCCCGCGTGAACTTGACCTATGGGGAATTCAATATCCGACACCCTACGAAAGACTCAAATTCAAAGTTCAATTAAATCGTCAGCATGTGTGGATTTACGCAGATACACCCACATTGACTCTCATTCCTAAAAGTTCTAATACAGAAACATACATCAAACTTACAATCAATACGAGTTTTCCAAATAGCGTTGGATGTATGTTTTTCGCGGAACGCACAGCGAACAACGGTTGTTTTCGTTCATTACCTCCGCCTCGGCTGCTTTTAGTCGATGAAGATACATATGAGCCGTTAGAACCGAATCGCAATATTGGTGTAATTGGTCTTGATACAAGCGCACCTATATTCCGTGAGGCTGATTTTGCGTATTCTATAACTTTGTCACCGGACCATGGCTATCCAGACGATGACCTCCGTATGATGCCGGACATGAATCGGGCTTTTTACACATGGTCTGAACCGACAGAAGAAGCAGCAGACGCAGTCGCAGAAGTCGCAGTCGCAGCAGCAGCAGCAGTCGCAGCCGTCGGCGAAGAGGAAGAGGAAGAAGAGGAAGAAGAAGAGCAAGAATATGTTATACCAGCACCACCGATTCCACGAAAGTTAATAAAAGAAAACCGTACTTTACCAAAACGCATTTATAATTTGATTTCGAATGATTTCATAACGAAGGCGGAAGAATGTTCGATTACAATGGAACCCTTGACAACCGAAACACTCGCAATAACGTCGTGTTTCCATATATTCTCAAAAACCGCTATTGCGCGATGGATTTCGGGTGATGATACGTGTCCTCAGTGTCGTGCGAAATCCATTTGGCTGTACACGTCACAATGAGACGGATTCATGCGTAATGCCGTAATTTTCGTGTTGTATTTGAACGACTCTTTCTTCTTCGACTGCGCCCAGAGTTTGTAGTAGAACCTTTTGAAACACTAAGGCTAGCCGTTGGCAGTGTGGAAATAGTCGTGCCTGAAGGAGTCGCAATCGCAGCAGTCGCAGCAGTCGCAGCAGTCGCAGCAGTCGCAGCAGTCGCAGCAGCGTCTCGCCTCGCTGCGACAGCAGCTGGCGTACGATACCGTTGAAACGCCGCCATAGCGTGAAGACGACGATCTGCTGTAGCGGATGTATTATAATTTAGACCCCTATTCTCAGCAGGTAATGTACGAACAGCTGCTAATTGTTCTGGTGTAATTCCATCAGTACCGACGTATTGGATTAACAGTTTTAGAATATGTTTATACTGATCTGTTTCTACAAAGCGATCGTAGTGATACGGTGCGCCTAAGGGGGCAGCGGCGGCAGCAGCAGCTCGTCGCTGTTCTACTACGGCGACTTGTGCAGCGTATCTCGCCGCTTCACGTCCGGTTACAGGTATTTGTGTGGCTGAAAGTGGATAATCAAAAGATAGGGTCACTGCATCAAAAATAGTTCTGTAGTCTGCCGAATGTAAGCGTGTATCAGCACCAGCAGCCAATAGCAGTTTTACGATTGGTACATTATTGTAGCGAACAGCATACACTAATGCTGTATTTCCTCTTGAATCTCTCCTATTTATATCAGCACCTCTCGCAATTAAATACTTCGCAGCGTCAACTATGTGTACATTATCTGGATCTGTGCTAGTACGTTTCACCATACCAGCAATACACATTAAAGGTGGTAGTGGCAAATGTATTTGTAAATTAATATTAAAATAGTCCAATTCATTCGCAATCAAAAAATCCATTATTTCAACATTATTTACGAGTATGGCTTCGTACATAGCAGGTCTCAAAAAAGGTCCATCGGTATGTGTCCTCGAATACTGTAATTCTCGCATGCGATCCATTTTTGACATAAGCATCTTGGCTAGTCTATTATGTTGTCTTCGTATAGCATTCATTACAGCAGTATGTATGTTATTTTTGATTGTATCAGGTAGTATAGTATATGTGGGTTTGTAAGTCCGGACATCATCCATTAAAAACAATAAATTCGCAGCTGCAGTTTCGGCAGTAGTATTATCACTCGAAGACAAATACTTTTCTAAGTTGCTTTCAAAACGCATATTTGCGTTGTTGTTGCTTGTGGGTTCTTTTGTGTCGGCTACTGCTCCTGCTACTACTGCTGCTCCTGCTGCTCCTGCTGCTCCTGCTGTTCCTGCTGCTACTTTTGAACGTCTGTTACCCATTCTAATTGAACTACTATAAAATTCAAAGTTTGATAAACCATTAGACTTCTGTATATTTTGTAAGAAATCCAGTAATCTCTTTCAAAACCAAGTATGCTTTATAACTACATTTTTTATCGCTTGGAATATTTAATGACGAAATATCAATGAAATCTGTACCATCATTTGCTACTTCACGCGTAAAATCCAGAACAGCATTTGTATCAACAAAATCGTATTCAGATAAATATTTTTTGTATAATTCTTTGACTTCGTATTTGTTGTGTAGGTTTCGTGGTTTGTAAATCACTTGTCGCACACTAGCGACACGTGAATACTCTTCTCTTTCTTCTCTTGTTCTGCTTTTGCTATCAAGGCGCTTTTTCATTTCTTCTTCCGCAAATGTTTTTTGGGCAAGGCGTATTTCCGCTTGTTCTCTTTCTTTTTTTTCTTCTTGCTTCTTGCGTTCAATATTGTTATGTAGTATGTTTGGTTTCACTGGTTCACCATATAGTTCAATTGAAAACGTGTAATCATCAGGAAAATATTCTATAATCGCGGTTGCTACATCTATGTAAGCGCAAGGGTAACATTGATTCAAATATTTTGGATTTTCACCATCTTCACCATCGTAATTTGCGGACTCCAGTTTATGAAGGGAATTTAGACGAAGAAGCAGAGGTGAACCTGTGTCAATCAATACAATAGCTTTTTTGTGTAATATATCATCAATAAACGACTTGTTTTGAAACCGTACCCAGTACTGACAGGAATCATTCGTAAGGTATAATTCAAGTCCGAGGCATTCAGCATTTAAAATTACAACGCGAGGTGGATTGATGTTTTCAATTATTCGTTTAGACTCCTTGTCACGAACATCGTCAAATATGGTTATTTTCGCCTTTTCACTACCATGATTGTAAATACGTCCTTCTTTAGTATCAGCAAAGTATGGGCGACCATTCTGCCATTTTTGGACGAAGTCAAAGCCCATTTCTAATTCTTTGTATGTTGATGGTTCAAATATTTTCCCAGCAAAATATTCACAATCTTTACAATGTTCACAATCTGTGTGCTTGTGAGCAAAATGTGCTACAATTTTGTCACCGCTTTTATGGATTAACGGGTGTTTGCATCCAAAACAAGTATAGGGCGCATCCACTCTTAAATTACTGTGTGTTCGTCTATCAACTTGTAGTGCGTATACAACACCGCCATTTAATATGGCAAAGTTGACCATTTGGTGCCGGAATATTGACCCATTCAATGCGTTCATTTTTTTCGAATGGACATCTTTCACTTGTATCTTTCACTGAGCACACTATACAAATCAATAGCACTTTTTTAACATGTGAACATTTTCAATAGAAGTGAAAGATAGTGAAAGATAAAACTCACCTTGCGTCATCCACACATCTTTCAAATGAATGATTCCATCGCAAAAATCCTAGATAGTGCGTTTCCCAAATTCCCGAACCCACACCAAATCCCTTATCCGTCAAAAAAGAATTATTTACGCTATTGTTATATGCTAAGCCCTGAATTTTTAAAAAAATGAAGCCTTTGCTATTCTTTCTTTATTCTTTCAAAATGCAATACTATTCTGGAACTCGCATAGTGAATCCGTGTGATCACCAGGAAAAACTTAATTCCGATGGCGAAGCATTTGACATCGCAAGGAAAAACAATTATACAGCTTTTACACGAGCATCTGGTGGCAATGGACATAAGAGAGTAATCTACTATTTCTCTAATAAGCCAGTCTCTACCTTGCAAGAACGTGTTTTAATCAAAATGGCGTCTTGGGATTCTTTCATGATTAATATGCCCAACGAGTAAATTATAAATAGGCAGTTCAACTGTCAAAAAAAAACATATCCATTTTTTTAATGTTCATGGGTCTAAATGTGGGAGGGTCGAGGTATGTTCTTCTTTTATTTGATTCTGCCGTCGATTGTCAAAAATTGAAACGCTACAATAATCTAGAGTTTCATAAACCAAGATGACCGCTACATCCGAATCCGTAACAGTAGCCTTCTCACTACTCAAGCCTCTCCTCAAGGACCTATCGGATGAATGGAATACATATTCGCTGACGGATTTCGCAAAACTCGCTGACCAAGCACTTCACGGTAAGCGGAAACCAGCAATACTGAAGAAGATGTTGGAAGTACAGGAAACTCTAGCAACGGTATGCGGTAAAATAGATACTTATCGTTCAGCCACAAAGACGGCAGATGACCCAACGGAGGATGAGCCAACGAAAGTCGAGAAACCAGAGAAGGCAGAGAAGCCAAAGAAAGGTCGTAACGCCTATGTTATTTATCAGGCAACAGTTCGTGATATGCTGAAAGCGCGAAATCCCGATACATCGCCACAAGATATGACCAAACTACTTGGCGAATCCTGGTCAAATCTGAGTGAACCCATAAAGCAACTCTACACGGAAGCGGCATCATCAGAGGCGAGTGGAGAGGTATTGGACTTAGAGCTTTTGTTGGGAATGCAGATAAAATTAAGCAATGTGTCGAAACCCGTTGTTAAAGAGGAACTGCCATTATCTTCAGGTAATCCGTTCTTATTCTTTACAATGGCGTATCGTAGTGTTATACTTGCGGAATCACCGGATTTGAAATCTAAGGATATTGGTAAACGCTTGTGCGATGAGTGGGCTAGGCTCAGCGAACCAGAAAAGGAAGTATATGTGAAGGCAGCCTATCAATCGCCTCCATGGTCCGATGATGTTCTGGAAGCTACACGAAATAGCCACGAAAAACTTCTAAAGAAAGCTTCATCGAAGAAGACGAAAGAGACTGTAACAAGTGTTGAGGTGAAAGAATCCAAGGTTGCAAAGGAAGTTACGGAAGCAAAGGAAGGCAAGGAAGGCAAGGAAGTCAAGGAAGTCAAGGAAGGCAAGGAAGGCAAGGAAGTCAAGGAAGTCAAGGAAGTCAAGGAAGTCAAGGAAGTCAAGGAAGTCAAGGACGTAAAGGTGGTCAAGGAAGTGAAGGTGGATAAGAAGACGGATAAGAAAGCCGATAAGAAGAGTGAAAATAAGGCTGAAAAGGAAAAAAAGCAAGAAATAAACGAAGTCACGAGTGAGGAACCTCCTGTAGATGATGTTTCCGTTTCTGAACCCATTTCAAAACGCCGTAAGAACATACCAAAGCATATCAAAACGTTGGTATGGAATGAGTATATTGGCTCGGATATTTCGCGTAATAAGTGCCTCTGTTGTAAAAAAGAATCGATTGATAATCGTAATTTCCATTGCGGTCACGTAATTGCCGAGGCGAAAGGCGGTGATTTGACCCTACCGAACTTACGACCGATTTGCGCTCCTTGTAATGCCAGTATGGGGACACGTAGTATGAATGAATTTACGAAGGAATTCTTTGGATGGGAGATATAGATACAGCGTGAAGGAAGAATGAAGGAAGAATTATAACACAAACAATTATTCAATTACTTTTTTGTATGTTAATTACGGTAGATGACGGATGTGACGAAAAAGGGTGTTTTATCCGATGCGGAAAGACAAAAATACAAATATTTTTCTTTTATCTACCTAACTATTCCGTTGTATTGTAGCTAGAATTCACAAAGTTGAATTGTAGACAAACACTTCTTTTTTGTTTAGTTAATTATTACAAAACACTCATTTAAAAACCCGCACCGGTCTAATCTTCAATTATTTTCTTCATTCCTCGTGTAAGTGCTACATAGTAAATATTTTTGTCTTCATCGTCGTTATCATTTGCTATACGTATATTATCATCTTCTAAACCCTTGTAAGAATGAATGGTGTATATCTTACACATTGCACTATCTTGATGAACCAAATTATCTTCTATTTTTGAAATCATAGCATTAAGTTGTTCTTCAGTAATTGATTTCAGGAATTTTGGTAAGTCATCTTCAAATTCGTCATCATCAAACCCGAATCCAGCACGAAGTTTTTGATGTTGTTTACGAATGCTATCTATCTTTTTATCAAATCCTGAAATCCACATCATTTTCATGTCTTGTGATGTCGTAAGAAGATGTCGCCAAGATCTAAACAGATAAGTATATTTTTCACTCTCCGTAAAATCTTCATCGCTTGTTAAGATTGTTTTATTTTTACTTTTTGATACCATCCAACAATCGTTAAACTTCTCCCTGATTTTCTCACAGGCTGGTTCTCCTATACGAAATGTTGAATAGAACTCAATAATCAATGACCCTTTTGGCATATAATCAAATCCATTTATGCATCCACGCCACTGATAAATAGATTGTTTCGGATCACCGACAAATATTTTCGGTATAGTAGTATCGTCTAGTAGCATTCGCAACATCATCAAATCAAAGTCTTGTGTTTCATCTATCATAATCATATCATATGTCTTGTCAATATAGTCCTTGAACCAGTGTTGTACGATTGATAATTTACGAAACCCTTCAAATGTGCTTACGTCGCCTGATAACGTTTTTTTCCAAAGGGTTTCTAGTAGCGGTTTATCTTTTCCAACTTCGTATTTACAGAAGTCCTGTGTTGTTGGATGTCTTATTTGTCCACAGAACTTTGTAAATAATTTCACAATATCTTGTCTGATTAGAAATGCTTTACCTTTCAACCACGGAATGACATCTTGGATAGTCTGTGGTGATAGATTTATAATATTCGGATCTCTATTCTTTAGTGATTTGTAAGTATTTACCAATAGTGAATCAAATGTAGAAGGAAACATATTTGTTATTTTCTGCTTTCTCAATTTGCCTTGTATTTCAGTTATGAGACTTCTATTAAATGCGAGATATAATATTTTTTTTGATTTGTGAATCTTCGCTAGTTCAAGTAGTGATGTAGTTTTACCACTACCAGCAACAGACTTTATTGCCACAATTTCATTCTTAGAGAAAGTGTGGGTATTTACATATTCTCTATGAATTGTATCAAGCAGAAACATAGATTTTTTGCATCTTGCGTAAATAATACGAACATTTTCCATCTGTTTCAGAATTTCTTTATAGTACTTCTCTCCTTCTAGTGTTAGCATATTTTGAAGACAGGTCGCTTCATAAACTTCTTGAAAACTACACGGTTTTCCAATCCACACATTTCGTCGCTTATCTCCGATTTCAATATGATAACTATCTCTATTTTCCAACAATATCCAATCAATATATCCCGTATATAAATATACACTGTTTTTAACCACTTTTACGGCTTTTTCCCAATTGTCATGGGGTATTTCGCATACAACCAAATTACCTATCTCTATCTTACGCAAATACTGATTCTCAACATTGAAAATCCAATCAAGATAAGTAGTAGCATCTCTACTTTTTATGGCTTCTTCTGATATAGGTGAATTTTGAAATTCAATACCCATATCATTGAATTCATCATACGCATCAACAATATGTTTTACATCGTCTCGTTTGCGTATAACTTCTCTATTTTCAATATTTATAAAATTTGATAGCATACTATGCCACGTATCTGACTCCCGTTCATGTGTATGTTTCTCACATTCAATATGGGTATCTTTTGTCGTATTTGGATGATAAAAGTGTTCTGTAAAATTGTTATCGGCATTCCTTTGTTGGCGAAATTGAACTTTTTTATCACAGGTAAAGCATATAAATTCACTTGTTTTTGGTATATCAAACTTGTAGATATCAGCAGGTGTAATAATCCTGTCATTTAAGACAGCAAAGTTTGGCATTATATTGTTTAAGTAGAATACGTTTAAGTTATTAGGGTCAATTTTGTAGTATAAAATACACTACAAAAGTGCCCGTTTAAAATACCCGTTGGTCTCAAACTTTTTCCTAGCCAATCGCACAAATCGTAGATAGTGCGTTTCCCAAATTCCCGAACCCACACCAAATCCCTTATCCGTCAAAAAAGAATTGTTTACGCTATTGTTATGCTAAGCCCGGAATTTTTAAAAATCCCTCAAATAGATATGGCAGGAGTACACTACGGTGTTTCTTTAGAACTTCACGATGACAATTATAGTATAAATTATAGTGATGCGATGTTCTTGCCAGACGATTATTCAGTTCGAGAACTCATAACTTATCTTGAGGATGTTTTTGAATGTGTTGTGGTTTCCTTCACATTTAACAATTTAAAAGAACATAGAATTTATCAAGAATCTGAACTCAACTTGAACGCTTCGGCAACAGATATGAGCATCCCAAACAGTGGTTTTGAAGTATTGGTTCGTAGCTTTGAACAAGAGATTGATTTTACGAATCCTACAGACCTAAAACAATTCAAGAATGTATTTCGAATTATGCCATATAACAGTGAACGAACCAGTAAAATTACTGAACTGAGACTTAACCGTAGTCGTGCATATGTTACATATAGAAATGAAAGTAAAACTGGAAATAGTCCTATAGCAATCGAAAATGCGTCGAAAGCATTTAGTGACGCATCTAGAGAGTTTGAATTGTTTCTAAACCAATATGAATTATACTTAGCGTTTATTGAAGTAAATCAATCGCGTTTAATTGTTAAAACATTCGTTTCTAATAATGCGACGTTAAATAGACCAACTGATATTACAGTTGATGACGACGGAAATTTATTTGTATGTAATCGTGCTCATCAAATTATTAAAATTACAAAAGCTGGTATTATTTCCCTATTTGCTGGAACAGGGGAAAGAGGACACAAAAATGGTTCTGCGATGGAAGCAACGTTCAACAGCCCAGAGGCTATCTGCATTCATAAAGGTAACCTGTATATTGCGGATGGGCGTAATCGTTCGATTCGTATTATAACACCTGACAATCAAGTACAAACATTTGTACAGTTTGAAGAAAGATATTATCCTGATGATATTTGGGTCATGGACGATAACACTTTAGGTGTTTGGAATGAGGATGAACTGTTCACTGTTAAGCTCGATGGAACAGTAGCCCATGTTGAAACTGGTAATAACGAATACGAAAGATACCAGCATCTAGGAACAGTGGATGCACGAGGAAATGAATATTACGTTGGAGTCGAAGAAGAAACTCTAGAAATAAGGAGAAGAGATGGAACCGTACGGGAATTCGGAACTCCTAAACAAGCAGGTGAACGACTTTATGACGGACCTCTTGAGTTGTTAAGGTATACGCCGCGTATGATGGATGGTTTTGCATATGATAAACTTACAGACCGAGTGTATTTTTATGATGATAATTCAATCCGTATGATTACATCAATTGCTGAAATTTTCAAGGATATTTCAGTTGAGAGAGCTTTAGTAGAACGAAAACCCGCATTGTTAGCACGTTCTCGTTATTGGGCTCAACGTATGCGAAGAAGCGCACCTGTGGAACCTGTAGATGCTGTAGAACTTGGCGGAGGCGCTGCACATGCTGCCGTAGCTGAAGCAGCAGTCGCCGTACCTGTAACAGCAGTCGCGGGAGCTGGAGCTGGAGCTGGAGCTGCCGTACCTGCCGTACCTGCCGTACCTGTAACAGCAGTCGCAGCAGAAGAACCTGTAGTCCCAAACAATAATTCAATGTCTAGAAATGCTGAATTACTCTCATTAGTGGCAAGACACGCGAATTCGTCGTCCTCCAATCAAGTATTATTGAATATGCTTCCACCTGCGGTCAATAATGCTACTACACGCAATCGTCGGAAACGAAGTAAACGAGTCGTCAATCGTAAAACTAGGAAACAACGTAAGTAAGAGGTGAATAATCCCGGTTTTGGATTAACAAGTAGTGTTGGATAATTTAGTATTATAAACATAAATGTAATTAATGTTTATAATATATCAATTTAAGGGATATCTCCCCCTTTCGTCGCTTCGCAGCGCTTCGCAGCGCTTCGCAGCGCTTCGCAGTGCCAATGAAATTCATGAACACAGATTAGTATAATTGATATATGATAAACATAAATTAGATTTCTGTTTATGATACTAATTATTCATATTGTAATAATTGGAGCTATACAGCCCTAATATCAATATCTCCTTATTTTAACGCCTGCGGTAGGTATTTTTTCTCTTACGGTTCTTCAGGTGTTTCGAACGACGAGTCTTTTTTCGCGCGCCTCCTTTGCGACTATTTGATGTTGCGACTGTGATTTTAGGTACGGCTCCAGCTGTACGCAGCTTACGCCTGCGAACCCATGCCGCTAATCCATGGATTCTACGACGCTCTGTTACTATTCCCCATACATCTTTGAGTTCAGTTGCATGTTGAACATCCGAAAATGAATTATACAACAAATCTAAAAATTCGGGGTCATCTAATTCTCTTGCATCACGATGTTCCATACATATCGCATGAATAATCGCTGGATAACGCAGTTGACACGCGAATATTAAGGGGTCTCGTTGACGATAATCAATCCATGTTAGAGATACGACTCCATACAACGGTATAAGTGCGAGAGGTGTGATACCTTCCTGACTACATCCCATCATCGCGAGATGTTCAATGCCGCGCAGATTCTCAAACGCCGCATTCGTAATACCTGCTTGATTACAGCGATTCATTTCAAGATTTTTGATACCTCTGAGATTCTCAAAAGCCGCATCGGTAACACCGGGCTGATTACAGCCATTCATATTGAGCTCAAGAATACCTTGAAGATGTACGAAATCCGCATCGGTAATATCGCGTCTTCCTTCTATGTTACAGCGGGTCGCAGTCGGGTTAGTCGAACGCCATTCGGCAAGACTACCAACAATCGGCGATCCCCAGAAAGACATTTTATTAGGGTTGATATTTTAGATTGGCGGTCTAAATTTTCACTGGTCAAACGCGGGTTTGCCTACAGCTCATTTTAAAAATAAACACGCTCTGTAGAATATGCCGAATCTCCAGACATATCACAAATACAAAAATATTTATAGCGTTGATATGATGATATCGTATATACATATTTACGGACATGAAAAAGTGAAACTTCCTATAGATGATTTTATTCCGCAGCTCAAGGAAAAGGTGTGGGGAGACTGGTCTCCAATGGATGTTATTGAAAAGTTTCATTTAAAAAAATATAAAGAGGATGCTGAACGTATTCAGCGCGCAAATTTAACATATCCGGTCATAATCACAGGAAAACATGATATTGTTGATGGATATCACCGCGTAGCAAAAGCATTTTTAGACAAAAAGAAATACGTGGATGTGTACATATTTGATACAGAACTTATGAATAAATTTATTATTAACAAAGACATGGATTTTGTAAAGGTTCATAAGCATACAAGTGTTCACGAAATCTTAGAACTTTGGGCAAAACGTTTTTGTAACTAATATTCGCACACGTCTATTGTGTAAGAGGAAACCAAAAAATTTTTTTGTTTTTTGGTTTTTTGGTTTTTTGGTTTTTTGGTTTTTTGGTTTTTTGGTTTTTTGGTTTTTTGGTTTTTTGGTTTTTTGGTTTTTTGGTTTTAACATTATCTAGAATCGCGAATTTATATCAGCGACCGCACGCTGACCTCTACGCCGTCGCGAACGACCTTTGACATCTCCAACCCGCGGCGCAACGTCCCTGTGCGGTTCGCGAGATTGTGGTCCTTCTGGTAGTCACCGACGTACTTCGTCCATGCGCGGATGGATGTGTAATCCGTGGTTTTGTCGCCGATTGTCCACTCGAGCCACTTCTTGTATGCGCGACCGCGGATAATCTTATCACCGACGCGCACTATCGCGGTGTATGTATCGCGCTCGACACCATCCATGGTCTTCGGCTTTATAGAAATAGGCTCATTCGCAACAAGGACAGCGAATCCTTCGGTCATCGCACCCTCGGTAGCATTGGTCTCTGCGGTCGCCACGGACTCGTTATCGGTGTCGTCGGCTACGGGTGCGTCCACTGGCGCAGGCTCATCCGCAGGCGCAGCCGCAGCCGTTCCTGTAGCAGGCGCAGGCGAAGGCGAAGGCGAAGGCGAAGGCGCAGGCACAGGCGCAGGCACAGGCGCAGGCGCAGCCACAGGCGCAGAAGCAGGCGCAGGCGCAGCCATAATACAACTGCGCGCCGCAATCCGCTCAATCTGCTCGAACAATTCACGAATCTCAGGAATCGCAGACGGTCTGCACGTCACGGTACAGCTGAGGATGGCGGTTTCGTTCATAAGAAAGACAGACATTTTGAAAGGAATGTAGGAAGTTAGGAAAGTTAGGAAAGTTGTAGGAAAGATAAGAAAGCTAGGAAAGATAAGAAAGGAAGAAAGAGACGCACAACCCCAAACAAACAGCGCATGAAACGTTCAATTTTTTCCGAATCGGTCCGCGTTCATTATTCAAACAGATTGTACACTTTTTTATAATCAAAAAAGAAAGCTAAAATAGAATGGGTGCTCGATCGTCGAAGGCACCAGAAGAAAGCGCACCACAATCATTAGCTGAACAAATAGATTCAATGTCCCGTCAAAAAGAACCGACTAGCAAAGAAGATGCAACCAAACGAGTACGCATGGCATTGTTTCAATATGGCAATTATAATGACGTATTCGCTGGGAGGGCTTTGAATACTGACCGACGTACCCATGTTGAGAGTATAACAGCAGACTCAAAAGCCACTATCACGTTTTATTGTGACCCGTCCCGGCGTTACAAACCGGATTTTGGTCAACTCGTCGATGACGCATCCTTTGCTCTTCGAGGTGCTATAATGGCACATGATAATGAATTCGCAAAGTTCCTTATCCGAAAATTAAAACTAAGAGATTTAATGACGAATCATAATGGTTCAAACGCTCAAATATTTACTGCGATACAACACAACAATGTAGAAATTGTACGCTTTTTATTAGACCTTGGAATACGTGTAGAATCTGAAGTTTATATCGGTCTTCCACCTTTTCTTTTGGCAGCTCAATTTGGTAATGTTGAAACAGCTGAATTTTTAATCAGCAGAGGTGCCAATATGAATAAAGCAAATAGTGAAGGAATTACACCTTTGTTTCATGCCGTATCATCAAATAATGTACCGATGGTTAAATGGTTGTTACAAAAAGGCGCAGATAGAACATCTCGCACTCCAAGATATCGAACTTTATTTGATGCGGTTGTAGTGGATGAAAGTGATACATATAAATACATTCTTAAACTGCTAATTCAATATGTGGACGGTGCGACGCCGGAACAAATTGCGGCTGTGCGTACACTACCAGGTGAGAATAGGGCTGTTAATTCGAATGGTGCGAATCGTCGTATTCATGCGATGGCAGCATTTTTACGTTCTCGGACACCAGAAGCACAAGCAGCTAGGAGAGAAAGAGCAAGAGCAGTCGCCGCCATTCCTCCAGCTGCGTCTTCTATCTCACGCTACGAAACAGACTCAAGGACTTGTACTTCAAGTTCATCAGGGTCTTGCTCTCTACAACGTCGCAGAAGGAACAACAATAATTCGAAAAGAACACGAAAAGTCAGGCGATAACTGCGACTGCGACAGCGACTACTTCCTACAGTATATTTGCGAACTTACAAGTTTTATTGTTTGTAAAACTTGTAAAAATATGGAAAAAATCGTATTCAGTATTTTTTGTGTGTTTTTGATTTTCGGACTGTTTTTCGTCTTTTATGATTGTAGCTTTTTTTACGCGCACCTCCTTTCAAGGGTGAAACAACGGCTAGAACAAAGTCTAACAATGCAGCAAAACTTCCAACCCTGGGATCCAACAGTCCATCACAAATAGTTTTTGATACGAGCGCCTGATGTTTTTTCAAAATTGCTATTGATTGCTTTTTTCCAAGTTCTTCGCAAAAAACATGTAATACATCCTCATAACCAATAAATTTTGGAGATGCTTCAAACCCTTTATCACGCAGTACATCAATAAATGTTGAGACTGTGCCATCTTCAGCTACATGTAGAAATCTTTGAGTAAATATCTGCGCGCTGAAAAACGATGAATCTTGATTAAACAATTCAAGCAAATCAAAATAAACGATTTTTAAAGTTATTACGACTTCCTCGGGAATATTTCGAATTGTGGATAAAGCATTCGTGCCTGCGGCTTTTATCACACCGTGAGGCATATGCCTGAATAAATGTGCTATATCAATAATTATATAATCTTTCGAATCAATGAGTGACATGTAAAACGGTTCCTGTTCAGGGTCAAAGAAGCACTCGCTTGTAGTTGCCAGTCCATGTTTCGCACCTGTCTCTATGTCGTTCTTTATTAGTTTGCGCGTCAGTGGTACTTTGGCTAGGTGAAATAAATGACGAGTGTATAGCTCAGCATCATCTTTTGGGTTAAATCCAGGGTCAAAGTGGTGAATGCTTAATGTACTGTATCGTCCGGCTGGAAACGCAGCTATAATAGTTTGAACAATTCCAGCTTCAATCCAAGCATCGACTAACGATCTATCGTGATTCGAATCCGCAAGACCTGTAGTGAAAATTGTAAATGTTGCCATATATTTAGGAGCACTATTTTTTCCGAATGTGTACAGCAAGCCAGCTATCACGTATAGATGACATTGTGAACACTAGGGTTACATAGCTCCGACGACTTCGGAAAAAATTGATATGTACTTCTGCGTTTCTACGGGGCTCGGCTACTTTTCTTTCCTTCCTTTCTTTTCTTTCTTTCTTTCCTTCTTTCTTTCCGTATTTCCTCCCTGTTACTTTCCTACGCATATAGTACAAATGGACTGTATCATCTGCCTCGATGCGACTGATAAAAAGTCGCGTGCGCCGTCGCAGTGCTCATTCTGTGCGAACGTGGTGTGCCGCAGCTGTATCCAGACGTATCTGCTGATGGACGATGCGACCGACCCCGTGTGCCCGAATACGGAGTGTAAAAAGGCGTGGTCGCAGACCTTCCTTTGCGATACGCTGACCGCTTCGTTCCGCCTCGGTCCGTTCAAAGCGCACCGCGAGAAGGTGCTTTTCGACCGCGAGAAGGCGCGCCTGCCGGATTCGCAGGACGACGCGAAGCGCTACAAGGATGCGCTCGCGACGTACGCGCCGCTGTGGGAAGAGCTATCGCGCACGCAGGAGCAGCTCCGCGCACTGCCGGAAAGTGTCGCAGCGAATGAGCTGGAGCGTCGCTACAACGACGCTGTGGCGGCTGCGATTGCGGAGGAGCGTGCGAAGCCCCAAGTCGATGGCGAAAGCCCGTACGCTATAGCGTACCGCCGCACCGATGCGCTGCGCAGAGAGTTTGGCAAAGCGAAAAAGGCGCAGAAGAGCGCCGTGGCGCCGCTCAAGGAGCAGGTCGCGACGCTAAATGCGCAGATAGGTCCGGTGCAGTACGCCGCGACCCATTTTGGCGAGGAGCCTCCGTGGGCTGCTGCTGATGCTGCCGCTGCTGCTGCTGCTGCTGCTGCTGCTCCCCTCGGCGGCGCTGGCGGACCTGCGCCTCTGCCTGTCGCTGCTCTCGTGCCAGCGCTCGTCGCAGCGCCCGTCAAGGAGCGCAAGAAATTCGTCATGAAGTGTCCCAAGAGCGACTGCGAGGGTTTCCTCTCGCAGCAGTACAAATGCGGGATGTGTGACGTGCACGTCTGCTCGCACTGCCACATCGTCAAGACGGAGGAGCACCTCTGCGACCCCGATCTCGTCGAGACAATCAAGCAGATCCGCAGCGAGGCGAAGCCGTGCCCGAAGTGCGCATCGCTCATCAGCAAGATTGACGGCTGCGACCAGATTTGGTGCACGCAGTGCCACACGGCATTCAGCTGGAACACGGGTCTAGTAGAGACCGGCGTAGTCCACAACCCGCACTATTACCAGTACCTGCGCGAGACGGGACAGGTCATCGCGCGCGGCGACAACCCTGGCTTCGGCTGTGCCGCTGTCAATATGCTCGACCGCACGCTCACGCGCCTGTCCATGACAGTGCCGTCTGCGCGCCCGCTGATAGAGCTCTACCGGCAGCTCTCGCACGTGCGCGAAGTGGACCTGATGCGCCGCCGCCGCACGCTGACCGCGTACCAGGAGCAGGAGTGGCGGCGCATGCTGCGCGTACAGCGTCTCGTCGGCGAGATTGACCAGCCGAAGTGGATGGATTTGCTCCAGCGCCAGGAGAAGGCGTTCAATAAAGATACCGCGTGGGTCCAGCTGCTCGAGATGTACACGACGGTTTCGCTCGAGACGCTCGCGACGATTACGCGCGACTCGGACGCAGCCGCCGTCGATGCCGTCACAGCTCGGCTCGCGACTATCAAGGACTATACGATGACGGAGGCGAACAAGATTTCGAAGATCTACGGCTGCGTCATTCCGGAGGGCATTCGCCCGCCGAAGGCGCCTGCTGCTTCTGCTGCTTCTGCTGCCGCCGCAAGCGCAACCGCAGCAATCCCAGAGTAAAACGATGTAATAAAATAATGTAGGTAGTATAGAATTTCTAAAAAACCAAAAAACCAAAAAACCCAAAAAACCAAAAAACCAAAAAACCAAAAAACCCAAAAACCAAAAAACCAAAAAACCAAAAAACCAAAAAACCAAAAACAAATAAATGTTTTTTGGTCAACCACACTAGGGCTAGATAGCTCCAATTATTACTATATATATAATTAGTTTCATAAACAGAAATGTAATTTATGTTTATACTATGTTTATGATACTAATCTAGTTTTATCAGTTTCCTTGGAAGGGGTCGAAGGGGGAGATATCCCCCTAAACCACACGTTTCAAGTTTCCTACTGAAATTAAACTATGCCCGAATATAGAATGGAGTTCCGAATTGGTCAAAAAATCAAATCGCATGTCGGCAAAATAGGAGGCAGCACTATCTATGGTGTGATTTATGAAAAACTAGACTTTGCTCAAACAGCATTGCAAGATCCGCATCAGTATCGCTTATATTTATCGCCAAATGGTACAGTTCAAGCCAGATATCGCTATAAATATGTTGTTTGCCCAGCAGATGCTACACTAGATAGAAGAATAATGTGGGGATTTCAAATTGACCCGGCAACAGATGAAGAATTTCCCAATGTTCCGACATCGCGATATGTTATTGCGCATGCACCTCGACCAGAGGCATTGAATAGAAGAGGCGCAGCTATCATGGCGCATTCTCGTGCGCATGGTGTGACTGGAAATGCTTTACATACATACGGGAAATTGGCAACAAAAAACAATGGTCATTCGCGTAAGAACCGTACGAAAAAACGAGCGACTCGTAAATATCGGCATTAGACGCACTCTGTTGTAACCGGCGCAGCGTGGCGACACGTAGGGCAACTCGGGTTCAAACGAAGACTATGTTGAATCGCTTCCGTATCAAAGATATGGAAGCAATTCGTAATACTTGCCGATTCCAACGTTATGGTGTTGTATGTTATCGGACAAACCTCTTCCCGCTTGACTGCGTCTGAAATAAGGAGTTGCGCAGCGAATAATGGAACTTTAACAGATGAAGGATGCTTAGAAGGCACAGTAGGAACAGGCGCAGGAGCAGGAACAGGAACATACGTAGGCGCAAGATTCCATAGAGGTGTTGTAATGAGTAACGGTGCGTCACTTAACGTGTGTAATACAATTGAGTTATCGTAATACGAAGCTGGGTATTTTTTATCGGCATAAATCACAGGTATTTTAGTATCGCCGTAAACAATACACAAAGACGACGTGTAACATAATCGTTCACACCGTTTGTATCGAATCACACACTGAGCGTAAGGAGATTGATGCGTACGGAATGATAGTTCTGCGGTAGATAAAGTACCAAATGTTTCAAACGATACCCATTTACTATCCTCAGGTATCCATTCAATAAGTTTGAACTCGTGTGCTTTTTTACGAAGCGCAAGAAGATTACCAGTGAACGCAGATATGTTAGGTGGCGGCATTGTACAATTCGTATAGGTCAGGATGTGAAATTCATTTTTTTCTCGATGCAAAAATGAATATGTATAATTGCGTTCGACACGAAAATCAATGATAAATTATGTATGATACAGGGGGAGATATCCCCTTACATACAAACTAAAAAATTTTGGTTTTTTGGTTTTTTGCTTTTTTGGTTTTTTGGTTTTTTGTTTTTTTGGTTTTTTGGTTTTTGTACATTAATTAACAACTTACTTACAAACGGTTCAACTTAGTCTGAACACCGTCGCGAATGACGTAGAGCAGCGATACACCCTCAGTCAGGTCGCTTGCCCGATCGGACCAACCACGCGCCTTGATATGTTCGCCGATACGCGTAGTCAGTGCCTGTGCAGATGCCGTGTATTTCTCATCACCGTTAATGGTAATTTTGAAATACCACGGCACGAGTTTGGTGCCAATATGGCGCTGCTGCTTGTGGAAAGTTGCTGCGAATATAGGCTGCGGGAAAGAAAGACCATCCATATCCTTAAGGTCCTTCTTCACTGGTGGTGCACACAGCACCGTTTCGCCGTCCGCGAGAACGTCTGCGCATACGACCTCGCTAGGCTTCTTCGGCTTGGTCTTCTTCGACGACTTTGTGTCATCTGTCAAAACAATCGCAGCAGTTGCTGCAGTAGTCGCAGTCGCAGTCACCAAAGTCGCAGTCGCAGTCACTGTGCCGATGTCCGCGATTTCAGAAGCGCCTTGGCGCCACCGCTGAAGTTCCGAGCACAGTAGGTCGTTTTTTTCGTGGAGCTCTTTGTTGTCCACACGAAGCGTGTCAACAAGCCCACGCAGCCGCGCAACTTCATTCGTCATCTTTTGAAGCTCGGCGTTAATAATATCCGCAGACATTGTGAGAAATGTAGGAAAGAAAGAAAGAAAGAAAGAAAGAAGAAAGGAGAAGCACGGCAAAACAAAATTCGGAAAAACACTGTTCAATTTTTTCCGAATTCCAAAAGCAAAATTGAACACACTACGACGAATAAACGATGAGCACAATGGACATTGCTGAAGAACGAATCAGACAATGGAAGGAAGGACCATTCGATTTATCCAACCTAGAGTTACGCGAATTACCACCGCTACCCGATACGCTGACAGAATTAGATTGTTCTGAAAACAATCTTGAAGGGTTACACGGACTACCCGAATCACTTCGTATTCTACATTGTTCCCAAAATCAACTCGCACATCTGTCTGAATTACCTACGCATTTGGAAGAACTCTATTGTTCCGATAATGAAATACAACAGTATCCTGATAATATGCCAAACACTCTAAAGAAACTGGATTGTAGTCACAACAGTATTCCGCGATTGGGAGCTTTGCCGCCAACACTCGAGTACTTAGATTGCGAAATGAATCGTATCACAAGATTACCAGAACTTCCGAAAACATTAGTAACGCTTTATTGCGGTTGGAATCGCTTATCGTCATTACCGCATCTGCCAGATACCCTGCGAGTTCTTGGATGTAGAGGAAATTTTATTACTGTATTTCAACCGTTGCTACCATCCCTTACTGAATTCAATATAAGCGATATGAGTATGTTGGAGACTTTACCGCAATTCCCAAAGTCCCTCAAACAATTAAATATTTCAAATCTAGGGCTTCGGACATTGGATAGTCTACCGCCTGCTTTAGTAGAATTGATACTACATACGAATCGTCTAAAAACATTACCGGAACTTCCTAAAACTCTCGAATCGTTACGATGTTATAAAAATTACCTAACAACGTTACCGGAACTTCCACCAACTCTTAGAACACTTGACTGCTTTACAAATGAACTGACAGAATTACCCGAACTACCGGATACCCTTTCTGAAATTATAGTAGACGCGAATCATCTTACAAAACTCCCCAAACTTCCTACAGCATTGTTATTGCTTTCTGTAAAGGAGAATCGGCTAGAGTCATTACCTGAACTACCGCCAAACATGAAGGAATTCTTTGTTAGTGACACTAACCTAACGAACCTCCCTGCGCTGCCGAATACCTTACACCAATTGTACTGTCCGCGAAACAGGCTAACTGAACTTCCTACACTTCCTACATCACTCACCTCACTTTATTGTAATGAAAATGCGCTTCATGCGTTACCAGAACTACCGGCTGCTCTTGATAATCTATACTGCGAACAAAACTTCATTACAGAAATACCTAGGCTACCCGACGGACTGATGGAATTACATTGTAGTCATAATAAATTATCGCACCTTCCGACATTGCCACCGACGTTAATTTCATTGCAATGTTCTGGAAACTATATTGTACAACTACCAACGTTACCACCGCGTATTGATACTATCAATTGCGCGGATAACATCCTCATATCGTTACCCTCGCTACCCGAATCACTCCAACTATTGAACTTTTGCCTCAATAAGATTTTGTCATTGCCGGCTCTTCCTGCGTCACTGATTGATATACGGTGCGAAGGATATATGGAGGGTTTGACAAATTATGATAATGTCTCGAAAGAGCACTTAAATGTGCACGAAGAAGCCCAGTCGAGCATACGAATCGTTGCGCGTAACGCGGTCCTTCATGACGAACTATTGATGGTTTCCTTACATCCGGATCGCATTGGAACTCGCCTAGCTGCCGGAATGGGATTAGGAGATATGTAGGAAATACAGGAATTCTAAAGAATAACCAAAATAGAAAGATGACCTCTATTTTTGTTATTTATGATACTACTGACGAAAGTGTTTGGAAGAAAGCCTACACATCACTCAAAGCAGCCTTGGCAGCAGTAAAAGAGCGAATGGACGAAGTCAATAAAGAAATATTGGCTTCGGGAAATTATGACGCGGATTCATGGGAAGAATCACCGAGCGCACAAATGAATCCAGGATACGATGGAAAAAATGGTACGTTTGTAGCAGATATTAATGATGGTGATGTTATGATTTACATTAAGGAAGTCAAATTGATGGAGTAGAGCGCCGTCTTGTCTGTCGTTTTTTTGCTTTTCTAGCTTTACTCGTATTCCCCGATGCGACTGCGCCCCCGTAACGCATCCCTCGAAGATCCACTTTTTCCAATCTCACTAAGATTTCTTTGTTCTCCGCAACACGTTTACGTAACATTTCAACATAGGATTTAACTCGCTCATGACCCATACTCGAATAGACTGCAATAGCCTCCTCGTCGCCATGAATCGTTTCTTGTAACTCATACGCTTTACCGTATAAGGTACACTCATCTTCAGTATCAAAGAACCAAACTTCGTAACCCGCTACTACATAAATGTCAAGTTCTGTACGTGTTAGAGGCATACTCGCAATATCAATAAACGGGGTGTCAATAAATTCGGGTCTTAGTCCGAAGGATTGAAATAATGTATTCATATGAGTTACAATTCCTCCAATTCGGGACGCATTTTCAACAATAAAGTCCTTCATGTACGAACCTGATTGAATATTGTACTGTACGGAATCACCGGTTTTTCGGAGTTCACCTGCGCCAAAGACTTCATTTGAAAAACCGCGCAATGCTAGGCTATGATGGATAGTTCCTAGTTCTAAAGACGATAAGACTCTGTTTGCATAAAATCCCGTATCCGAGTCTATCCATGTATAAATACCATCCGCGGCGTCTTTCAATTCGTCATTTCGTAGTAGCGGTATTAGGTCAAGTATGTTTTTTGTGAATTGTTTGCGTTTGTCAACGGGAAGTAACACTTTTACAAAAACAGTTTTACCGTCCTCCAATCCTAATTTGGCACACTGGTGTTTCGGTCTGTCAAATGCGTTCTCAGGTAAGTGGTTGACGCGTTTCGAGGGTCTTCGTGACATCCTGTCTCTAGTGTGGAGTTTCATAAAAATGTTTTTGACTCCCCAAATAGGGAAGCATGGCTGTTCGAGAGTTAAATAAAGCACAGGAAGAAGAATTCAGAGCGAGGATTGTTGTTAGCGAAACTGTAGTTGAAATAATTAAATTCATCGATGTAATGGGAAAACGAATGGGAGAAGCACAACTCAAAGGTAAAAGTTTTTATGCGGACACACTTCGTGAATATGCGACGAGTATGATAACACGATTAAACGAACTTGTGATTAAAAACAAAGCACATTTTAAAACCATAGCTACAATACAACTTGCAAGTAACGCTGTAAGAGAACAACCCGGTCGTTCAGCCAATAACAGAAGTATTCTTGATAAACTATTTTTCACAGTTCAAGAAATGGCGAAGAGAAGTCTAGCCGCCTCACGTATTTTTATGAATCTTATTCACGAATGGGAAGCGTGCCATACATTAACAGCTTCGTATAATCCTACATCGGATGACGTGCTAACTCCAGAAGAGATGACGCAATTTACAGCGAAATTAAATGCTATACGAACTGCTGAAGGAGCAATAAACCTCAATAATATTTATAGTACGAATATGACAATAGCGCGCGCGGCTATTGAAAGAATGGGGAGTATTGTAAGAGATCGTGAAGCTGTTGTAGCAAGTTCTCGATCTCCGTATTATAAAATAGTGAGCACTGGTTTTTATCTTCATATGAAGACAAACTTTGAATGTGTCCAATTGATACAGATGATGAGAGCCGAAGACCGACTAAAAGATTTGAAAGTATGCGCTGTTTGCGGGAAACCGACGGGTTCTATGTGCGCTCGATGCCAAGAACGACTTATTTGTAGTCGCGAATGCCAAGTTGCGGATTGGCCGACACATAAAGCAGAGTGTTTGAGAATAGCCGCCGAAAAAAAAACAGCAGCCGCATCAGGTGGTGGCGCGGCATCGCCGTCAGGTGGTGCCGGAACCGCACGGAAAGCACGGAAAGCACGAAAAGCACGTAAATCACGTAAAGCCCGTAAAACACGAAAAATGACTACGAATCGTCGTACGTAATGAACGCACATCCTCAAAAAGTATCATAATCCGTAACATCCAAAATTGCCATTTCTTTTTCTAAACCTATGTCATTCTCATACAGTATCTGTACAATCAATCCAATCGTTGTTGGTGTAAATTTAAAACTGAAATTTCCAGCCAATGGACCTTTTGTCGTGAATTGACGTTTCCATTGTATAAAATGACGTATTTGATTTTCGCTCAATGAAAAGTTATAGGATTCAGACATATAATATACAAATGTCGTCTTTTCTTTAGCCAATATATAAAAACATAATATCAATGTTCAGTAGATATGCTATCTATTGGCATTTTAACGCATTTCGCGCCAAAAACACTCGCAAATACGCTCAGTACGTACAAAAAAGCTGCTTTATTTGACGTATCGGATGACATATTTGTAGTGATTCAAATGTCTGAACGACAGGACCAGGAAAAGAAAGTGTGTGATATGTTCGGAATTCGCGCTGTCTGTTTGCCTGATAATGGTAATATGGCATCCGGATTCAAAGCGATTTATGAAAACGCAAAATACGAATATGTGCTGTTTTTAGAAAACGATTTTATTTTACAAACTACACCCGCTGAAACAAAAACGTTTATAGAGAATGCCTTACATTTTTTACAACATAAACGTGTTGATATTGTGCGCGGACGTAGTCGGAAATATCCAGGCGAACCGAATTATGCCGAAAAACATACATATGTACATCCAGACGAGTTTGTTGAATCTTCGGAATTATCGGAATGTATATATTGGGTCAGCGATCCAGAACGTCTTTATCCAACAAAAATATCACGTGTCCAACCTCTTATCGCAGGTGATACGTGGTATCAATCCTTATCCGAATCGTGCAATTACACAAATAATCCATATGTATGTTCAAAAACATTTTTTCGTAAGTATATACTACCGTATCTGCGGTTTGGTGGAAGTATTGAGAAGGATATTGCGGCAATTTGGCAAAAATCGCATCATAGGTGTGTATTTGGACCTGGTCTATTTACACACAATCGTTATTTGGATGGACATAGTTAGGTGACCGATGAGTTTAGGCTACTGTGAGTTCTATTAGTGTCTAATGGCGAAACCAATACTGCTGTAGAATCAAAAGCAAGTATTGTTTCTATAGGAGTCGTAGCAGTCGTAGCAGTCGCAGACGTCCCAGACGAAGCAGACGAAGCAGTCGCAGCAGTCGCAGCAGTCGCAGAAGTCGCAAGCGCTTCAAACATCATTGTGCGTTTCTTACGCATAAGATCGCCGCTGAATAACAGAAGAAGAACAGATGGCAATAATGCCGTACATAGATAGAGAATCAATGAACCAGGAAGATTGCTGAATCCGTAGAATATCACAACAATAAAGGATACAAGGGACCAATGACCTAAGCAAGTATAAATGAAGATTGTAAGAGTCAAAAGATTCGGAAGATTTTTCCAAATACTGATAGCCCCAATAATCCACGCAGCTAAAAGTACTCCAAATACGGAATATCCGGATGTGGAGAGCAAAGATGAAATATAGGATGGGCGTACTGAATTGTATATCATAAACGAAATTAGATATAGAACCGGTGTACCTGCGACAACGCCTGCTAACCAGTTCCATGTTATAATGAGCCGCAAAAGCGCATTGTAGGTTTTTCGTAGACTTACGCAAGCATCACGACCTCGATTCATTGTGTTGTACCCATACAAACCAAAGCATCCACTAATTCAATTTTTTGGATGTAGGATAGCAATTTATATACGAAAAGAGTCTAAATCCAAACGCAATACAAACGTAAAATGGAAACGATTCCGCTTCATACAACAACGATTTACATTATGAAACTTGAGGGCGGATATTGGTATGTTGGAAAAACGCATGATATTGCGAAACGCGTAAAGCAGCATTTTGAGCAAAATGGTTCCACATGGACTAAACTACACAAACCTATTGCGATGGAAGCATGTTATAGAAATGCGAGTCCATTTGATGAAGATAAATATACCAAAGAATATATGATGAAATACGGTATTGATAAAGTACGTGGCGGCGCGTATTCCGCACCGAGTATAAGTAATGAGCAGAAAGAATTGATACAGAGAGAATTGTGGGGAGCACAGGATTTATGTTTTTTGTGCGGAAATAATCATTATGTGAAGGATTGTTCGTTGTGTAAAAGTACAAAGACAGCCGAGGAAACAGAATCTCTTACAGGTTCTGATAATTCCGCAGATACGCCTCCTGACAGGAATCGTCAAGCCCGTGCGTGCATCCAACGCGTATTCATGTTTTTATATGACTCTATTAAATTATTTTTTGAATCTGTACCGGAAACACATAGTCAACCCCGTTCGGGCTAATTCTGACGAAAATTGAATTCACTGTATGCTTGATATCGTTAGTACAATAACGTAAAATGGAAATCGCTAGGGAACGCGCTCTCGCTAGTGCCGAAAATGGACGTTTGAATGTTTCGTGTCTTCGTCTCGCTACGCTACCTCCTCTACCGGAGGGTCTGCTACAGTTACGATGTTATCAAAATAGATTATCACGCTTTGATGATACTCTACCAGGCAATCTTGTGACACTTGATTGCCATTTCAATAGACTTCAAGAATTACCGCCGCTTCCACCAAATCTAATGCGATTAGCGTGTTATAGTAATAAATTAATGGAACTTCCGAGTCTTCCTGACGGCATAACAAGTGTATGGTGTCAAACGAACCGACTTCTCTATTTGCCGAGGCTACCCAACAGTATTATAGAATTCAATTGTTGTGGTAACAGATTACGCAACTTGCCTGCGCTTCCTACAAATCTAGTGAACATACTGTGTCATGAGAACCATTTAACATCACTACCAGACTTACCCGATACGTTACGAGATTTATGGTGTTACAGAAATAAATTAAAATATCTACCGAAACTGCCGGTGAATTTAAAGTTATTACTTTGCGAAGATAATTTATTAACGAAACTACCAGCGCTTCCTCATGGACTTGTAATATTGAATTGCGCTCGTAATCAACTATTGGAATTACCAGAATTGCCTGTGACTTTAAAAGAATTATCGTGTAATGGAAATCATTTCGCAAATCGTGAGGAGGGTGAATCTATATCAGATTATGTAGAACGATTGTTTCATATTGCTTCACGCGCACGAACCATATCGCGAACAAAACAGGTCAAAGAGGAACTTATGAAGGTCTGTTGGAATACCAAACGACTTTTACGGCTTATGACGCTTTGTCCCCATCCGCATTGGAATCATGAACTCCAGATATACGATACCTTGGATTTCATAACTGTGGACGAGATACTGTAACGAAAATATTCACTCATTGTAAGATGGTGGCAAAGTCCAACATGCACGCGTATGTCGGTATTTTTGGTTTTTGTCTTATCGTTATCGCTATGCTTATATACATGAATAGCAATAAATCAGCAACAGCAAATATTTCAACAATTCACGTCATTAATTTGGAACGCGATAAGGAACGTTGGGATTCTATACACACACAAGGTTCGAAATTAGGACTCACGATTGAACGATTTCCAGCACTCTATGGTAAAGATATTCTGTATAAAGATATGCGAAAACACGGCATAGGGAATGCGATGGTTCGTGTAGATAGATACGATAAAAAGGGTGAAAAATTACATAATTTAGGTGTTGTAGGTTGTTATTTATCGCATCGTGCGCTGCTAGAAAACCTTTCTGCGAAAGACGTTCCCGAATCGCACGGTCATCTTGTCTTAGAAGACGATGTTAAACTACCAGGGGATTTCCTACAACCGAATGGACGATGGGATAGGCTTGCACGAAACATTCCACATGATTGGGATATAGTTTGGTTGCGCATGTGGCACCCACACGGTCAAAAGGTTAGCGAAGGAATTCTAAAACTAAAAACCAATCGTACTATTCGTTGTAATTTAGGAACATTTGCGTATGTTGTACGCCACGGTGCTATTCCGAAGATTTTACCTGAATTGAAGTACATGGTTGATGCGTACGATGAGCAAATGAATCTATTCTTTTCTAAATGGAATTGTTATCTTTTGGATCCTGGAATTATAGAAATGAATTCAGAATTACAATTAAACTCATCGATAAATGCCATAAATACAACATAAGAACTCTTTCGGGTTTTTCATCATTTCATTCAAAACGGTGTAAAATGGCAAAAGACGTAACATCCATGAGTTAAATCATATTGATATTAATATTGAATTAGTTGTAGTATGCGCATCATTGTTCTATGTGGCGGTTCAGGCTCACGTTTAGCCGATTATTCGCTACCAAAGCCATTAAACATGATAAATGGCGTTCCGTCAATCGCTCATTGTCTTAAGAATCTTCCCGAGGCTGTTACGACACTGCATTTTATCGCAGCACCACATTTGGCGAAATATAATTTTGAGGAAATTGTTACGAATTTGTTCAAGACAAGGAAATGTATAGTTCATTGGATTCCTTATTTTACGCGTGGACCTATTGAATCAGCATGGTTAGGTACATCCGATTTACCAGACGATGATGAAAATATTGTGTTTCTTGACAACGATGTTGTTTATAATTTTCCGAATACGTTTCTTGAACCCAAAGATGCTGCCTTCCTTGGCTATGCGAAAGATACAACAAGTTCTGAAGCCTATAGTTTCCTAACAATGGATGATGATGGATTTATAACAAATTATAAAGAGAAAAAAAGAATATCCGATAATTTTTGTTGTGGAGTCTATGGATTCAAAAATCTTACGCAATTTCGCGAGGTTGCGAAAGCCATTATGAATGACCATATTTATTCGGAACTGTTTATGTCTGCAATATACCAAGTATTCCTCAAACATGAAATTCGGATTCGTGGACTCTATTTTAATGGTGATGTATATCATATCGGTTCAATAAAAGAACTTCAGTCGTCGTGGCATAAAATAGATAAAAAGATGATGCGTGTATGTTTTGATTTGGATAACACTCTCGTAACATATCCAACTGTACCAGGAGATTATAGAACCGTACGACCAATTCATAGAATGATTGAACTTGCGCGCAAAATGAAGGCAGATGGTCATACAATTATTATTCACACAGCGCGTCGTATGGAAACACATAAACATAATGTAGGTTCCGTGATTCGTGATATTGGACCAGTGACATTTCAAACATTGTCTGACTTTGATATACCATGCGACGAAATTCTATTTGGAAAACCTATTGCGGATATCTATATTGACGATAGAGCTGTCAATCCTTATCGCGAATCCGTTGAATCTATGGGATATCTCCATCCGGATGTTGTGCAACCACTCAATATGCTTAGAACCAATAAATACAACACACTATGTGTTGTAAATGACACTATTCACAAAAAAGGTCCCACTGAGTTTTTACGCGGTGAGATTTATTTTTACGAGAATATTCCGCGGGATTCTAGTATTGTGTCGTATTTTCCTAAGTTTTTTGGTTCGGTGAAAGGAATTGATACATCACAGTTATTTATTGAGAATATCAAATCCGTTCCATTTTACACGTTATTTAAGAGTGGTCTTGTTACAGAATTACACATTTTACAGATTTTTGAATTTTTAGATGTTATGCATAACATGCCAGGTACAGTTCCTACACAATTGGATATGTACGCAAATTACGTTGACAAACTAAAGAAACGGTTCAGTGTTGTAGAAGATTATCCGTTTGACGATGCGTATGAAGTTCAGAAATTATGCCTTGATAACCTAAGTACCTATGATTCAACAGGTGTATCCATGATCCATGGCGATTTATGGTTTAGTAATATTTTGGTTGATTTTACAGGTGCTTTGAAGTTTATTGATATGAAAGGACAGGTCAACTGTACTACCACAATGGGAGGAGATCGAATGTATGATTATGGAAAATTATATCAGTCATTTTTAGGTTATGATGCGATTTTGTATGGTCACACTATACCCGATTCGTATAGAACACAGATGATGGATATATTCAT